AAATGAACTAAATAATTTTGCTGATGTGACTGCATTATCAATAATCTTAGAAGTTGAAACTGTTGCATCACTTGGTACTCCAATATCTAAAACATTTCCTAATGCCATAATAAAATCAATAGTGTCAGATGCACTTAATGAAGATGCAAAAGTAATTGTTGATCCACTTACTGTAAAAGAATCAGTAGGTGCTTGGATAACACCATTAACAGATACGATTAAATGATTAACACTTTCTGGTACAAAGTTAGCTGAATTTAATTGCATTGTGTAAGATGCACTGCCGTCTGTGGTGATACTATCTAGTTTAGAATATGCTCCGATTTGTGGTGAACGCCCTATATAACTCATTTATGCCTCTGGTCTTTCTGGGAATACCACTGCTTCAACATCTGCGACTGTAGTTAATCCGTTAGTAATATCTCTTAATGCTTGTCTATAAGTAGTCATCTCTGCACTCATTGTTTGGTCAGATAATGCTAAGTAATCTGTTTGTGATAAGAGAGCATTTCTTTTAACTCTTAAAAATTTAAGAGCATTTGGAAATGCGTTTGCTTGTGCTTCTGCAATATCAATATTACATTGATTTATTTCTTCAGCAGTCATATCAACCAATATACCATTACTATATTTTTTCATTGTGATACTCCATATAAACTAAATGTTCCTGTATCCATATTTTGACCACCACCAATATTTCCAAATTGTATTCTATCCATAGCAGTGGTTTCATATAATCTTCCACTATAAAGACTTTGTGCGTGATAATTTCCTGCTTCTACAAATGAAGTATGTGCTAAGAAATGTTTATGTCCAGATGTTCCTCTTAAATTATAAAACCAAATTGTTAGGTTGGCACTTTCAAAAGTATCACCACCAAAATTATAATGTGAGCCAGATAAAGAAATTCTATTAGAACTAGTATTACCAACACCATTAATAGCAGTTGTATTAGCAACAGATTCAAAACCTGTATATCTATAATTAGAAGTTTTATACCCTCCACTATCACCAATTCTAAATCCTATACCACCGTCACCAGTTAATTGCATATTATTTATAACAGCAACATATACTTTGTAGGTATCATCAAGACCAGTCCACTCTACTGTATTAACTGCAGTAGTTATTTCATTAGTAGAAATTAAATTCCAAGCACCTGCACCACTCACAGTACCAGTAAAGGCATAATTATCTGTTTCATCTAATTTAGAAGCATTAACTGAATCGTTAGCTAATTTTGAAGTAGTGACTATTCCATCATTTAAATCATTTGAACTTAAAGGTAAGGCAGTTGGGAAATTTCCAATATATCCCATACTTAACTCACATCTGTTAATAGTTGTAAATGAACATCACAGTTGCCAGAGGCATCATCTGTTTGAACTTGAATTTTATCTGATGTCTGTAATACGACCTTTGGTAATTCTAAAGATGAGCCTTGTGGTAAAGGTACATTCTTGAAAATGAATTTTCCTGCGGTTGCACTATCATCATATTTCTTTACGGAAACATTCATTGATGTAGTAGTCGTATTTGCTACTGTTCCTGCAATAACAAGTGATTTATTAGTTGCAGTATAAACATCAGTCAAAGTCGCATCTGTTAGACTTGCCTGTGCATCTGAAAAATTATTTGCCATTCTTTTTTAACTCCCTAAAGCTACTGCAAATGGAATACTATTAGGATCACTTTCGGTGACGCTAATACCACTTGGCAGGGTTATTGCGTTTGTTGATGTGTTGATAGAAAACAACTCTAAGCTATCAGCACCATCATATATCTTTACAGATAGCGTATTTGCTGCGGAGTTGTCAATCCAAATTGTACCTGCCACTGCTGAAGTAGGCGCAGTGCTTCCAATATGCTGAGAATTAAGTGCGTTTAATGTATCGTTAAGATTTGATCTAAAAGTACCAAATGCAACATTATCTATAGTAATTTGTGAAACTTGTGACATTACTTTTTAATACCTCATATTCATTATGATTTCAACCCATAACCATTAACTTGATAATCAAAAGTTCGTGATATTGGAGTTGCGCCATTATAAAAAGTTATATCAAAACCAGATATGCTTTTATTAGCCACTACAAAATAATCACCACTAGCCATATCCTGACCTGTAATATTGACATTTGGATTAGCATAAAAAGGATTTGTAAAGGTGACGCTATAAGTTCCTGCTCCACTTACTATATCATCTCCTGTTTCTGATCTATTCTGTAAGTTCAGAGATACAGTTAAACCTTTAACTAAGGCTCTGGATTGATTGTTTAAGCTGATTAGTCTGGCTCTAAACTTAAAGTATTTACCTTTAAATGTTCCTTGTTGGGCTACGCTTGTAAATGTAGATATATCATCAAGACTGGTTTCACTTGCTCCTATTTGAATATTTGTACCTGCATTGGTAGGTAGATTGCCATCAAATGGCGCTTTAGCATTTTCAAATAAATCTTTACCTCTACCAAAATCAAATAAATCGTATGGATCATCTGAAACCATGTCTAATTGGATCTTAAAGGTAGCATCATAGATAAATGGTAAAGTGAAGGTGCTATTAAAATTATAAAAACCACTACCAATAATATTCTTATCAATTCCGCCTGTTTCAAAGACATAACCAGAAGGTACGGCATCAAATAATCCTGTTTTGCTATCAAATAAACTAATAGTATCTAAAGTAATAACATTATCACCAGAAGCTAATCCTGTTTCTGTTCTTTTAAAAGTATTAGTAAATGTTCCTGCAAAATTAGGATGTTCTGAAATACTGTTAATAAGTTGATAACCCTGAGCGGTCACATTAGAAGATACAATCAGGGCAGGCTCTAAACTTTCATTTCCTAGTTTGTCAATAGCCTTAATTCCTAAAGTAAAGGGTGGATCAATTTTGTTTAAGATAACACTATTAGCGCTTCTTCTTGGAACTCTTACAAGGTCAGTAGAATTAAACCAAGAATATCCACTAGATACTTTCTGATATCTGATCTCATAACTCTCTACATCTAAATCTGCAACTGGCAACCATGAAAGCTGCATTTGGTCACTACCAATTAATGAAATAGAAAAATCATCCACATTAGCAGGTGGCAAGGTAGCACCAATTACTTGATGTGTTCCTGTAATATAAGTTGATTTAACGCCAATACTGTTAATTGCTCTTGCTCTTACTTCATAAGTAGCGCCGTCAATAGCATTTAATAATTGATATTCTAAAGATTTACCTTGAGAAACTAATCTGTAATTATCAACAATCGCGTTTCCGTCTTTGTCTAAAGTCTGTTTTACCTCAATCTCAAAATCATCTGCAAAAGCATCTGGTGAATCACCAACAGTAATCAATAATCTAGTTATGACTGTACCATCATTATATTCTACTAAGTCATCACCTAATGTTATTGACGCAGGTGGTTGAACTGTAAAAGGATTAGGTAAATTAGTATCTGGAATAATAGCTACTTGGTTTTTTTCTGTAAAAGTGTACCAACTGTTTTGATGCTCAATTAAATTTAATAAGACTGTAAAATCTGGATTAATTGCCATTCCTACAATTCTAAATGGTTTAGAACTAAATCCGACTAGATCATAATCCAAAGCAATTATATCGCCGATAGCTAAATCTAACGCTTCATAATTTGCTAAACATTCAACAGTTAAATTATTTCTACTTCTTTCAAGGATAATTTCGCCAAATTCCAGTGCTTGATAAGGATTAGTAATAGTAGGGATTGTAATTGTAGTTTCTTGTAAAAATCCATCATCAGCATTTTTTAATGTTTGATGTTCAGCATCCGTTTCTGGGTAAACAACAGTATCATTTTGCCAATCTTTGTCTGGTGAAACATAATCTACTAATACTCTATTGTATTTTTCATTCTTCTTTTCAGAATTTATTTTTAAACCACCAATAATATTATTTTCATTTAAAGTGACTGTAGCCGTTCCTGTATTTTCAATAATTAATTTATATTTACCTTGCGTATAGGGTAAAAATCCCCTCATACCTTTTAAAAGAACTTTGACATTCTGCATTAATTTATTAGATGTGTCTAAATAAGCATTACAGTCAAAAAGATTAATTGTTGATGCACCAGAATAAGGTGTCACTTGTGTTTCTGCTATTTGACTAGAATCATAAAAACTTTGTAAGTCAATATCAGATACATCAATTCCTTTTCCGTATCTTGTATTGGTCAAATAATCTAATAGACACCAAGAAGGATTAGAAGAATGGGCAGGGGATTGAGCAACCAAACTAGAATTATAACTAACTACTTTTCTACCTTGTATCTCTGCTTGAATTTTTGGTATTCCTGTATATTTGTCACTATCCCATTCAAAACGGAATGCAATATAACATAATCCAGATAATTTATGATTTGCAGTCCAATTATCTAATGTAGTTAATAATGAAGATGCTGATTGTCCGTCAGTTCCATAAAAGGTTTGCATCTGGATTGTTGATCCAAAACGACTATCGTTTGATGTGATTGTTCCGCCATCAGTAAACCCAGTATTAAAAGTGACTTCATCATCTTCAACATAGATATTTGTAATCGCATTTATTTCGCCTTCACATAATACGATTGCTCCATAAAGATATTGATTATCATTTCCAGAAACTTCTAAAAATACACGCGTACCGCCAACCCTTCTTGTTCCGTAAACAACAGGAATATAAGAATTGTTAGATTGTTTATTGATTAAAGCACCTTGTGCTTGTTGATCTCCTTGATCATAATCTGGAATATCTGGTATATTAAATGGATCTCTTATCCACCCTATAAAATCTTGTACTGCACCAACAACACCAGTGACAATATTTGTAATACCATTGACTATTGCACTAAACGGATTCCAACCCATTATTTTCTACCCCACAAAATATCTTTGACTGTTAATGATGCAAATTCCATTCCTTTGTCTGTTGAAAAATAAACTTGTTGGCTACCTTCGTTTGTTTTACGACCTGCTACTCTACTAAAATCTGCAAAGTGAGAAGTACAATTTAAACCCAAAATTCCATTTTTAGTATCTATGCCAAAACTTTCTACAAATCCTTTATTATAATTGAAAGTATCAATAATAGCGCCTGTACTGTTTAAAAAAGCAATATCAATAGTGACTTCATCATTAGATACATTGTTATTTAAAACAATAGAAGTAAATGTGCTATCTACTGCTGATAATCTAATAGAAAAACTAGATACATTAATTTGAGAACTTTCTGAATTATTAGTTATCTCTAAAAGATGAGAACTAGCAGTATAAGTATTACCATTATGAGATAAATCTTTGTAATGATTAGTTAATCTAACAGGTGTAGGAAATAATATTTCAAGTAAGATAACAGGATTAATAGATTGATTTGCTAGTTCATTCTTTAAGGCAGTGGATAGTCCTCTAGCCATTACAACGCCTCTATAAAATCAACTTCAAATCTATATAAATCTAAATCCCCTGTATTGAATTGCTGCACATCATTTGTCAGTCTTACTGTAAATTCTACACCATCATAAGTGACTGCTGCATCATCAGCTATAGCACTTCTTAAAGGTGGCTCAATCGTCAAGGTTGCTGCTCCTGCTACTGCCGTTGCATCACTTACTACCATATAAACCTTTGTATCTCCTGCAAACTTAACAAAATCCCCTGCTTTAATTTCTCCAGTCATTCCATCTACATCAATGGTAGTATCTCCTGCACTATGTGATCCATTCACTAAGACTGTTCCTGATATACTACCTTTGGCGTTCTTTAAGTCTGGTAAGGCAATCTGGAATGTTTCTTTTTGTGATCTTTGTTTCATAATGAAAGCATAAACTGGAGCAAATTCTGATCTATTCATTGGCGGATAACTTGCGCTAAATTTAAATCTCTGCCCATCTACCTGAACTGCAAACATCTTCCCACTGTCTGTAGTGGTGGTGATTGTCTTTTGCTCAGATGAAAAACCTACTGATGAAAACTCTGGTGTTGTTGGATATGTACCTGCCATTAGATTAATGCTTCCTTCCCTTGACTGTTGAGTGCATCATTTATCACATTAACAATAACACTTCTACGCTTAACTAATAATTCATCAAATCCCTCTGTGTCATTAGCCATGATATTTACATTAACCACAGTTCCTCTATTTAATTGATCATTAGATACAATCGTTCCTGATTCTCTTGGAATAAACGCCTCACGCCCATTTTCTCCAACTGTGTACATTTGCCCTGCAAAAACTTGACCACCATTTTGTCTAGGAATACCACCAGTGCTAGATAGAATTTGTGACAAAGCTACAGTGGATGTTATTCCTGCTTGAGCAGGAATAGCATTTGTTCCAAAAGATGCCAATGATGCTAAAGCTGCAGGTGTAGCATATGCTGCTGATAAGGCGGCAGCAGTTGCCGCTCCTTGTGCTAATGCGGTGGCTTGTAATGTCCTACCTATTGTAGCATTTAAAACCATTTTAATTCCAATTTGAACTAATGAAGATATTAGTTGTGCCAATACTTGTCTGGCTATATTACCAAATGTTTCTTTAAATGATTTTCCAAATATCAATGATTGAGCAACGGCATCACCAATACCTCTTGTGACACCATCAAAAGCAGTCTGTAAAGAGTTTGCTATTTCAACATTTGCCCTAAATTCTTCAAAAAATTCTGTATAGTTTTGCTTTAAATTATCTAAGACCGATCCTTCTTCTCTAATCTTTTCTATTCTTTTTTCGTTAGCTTCATCTATTAAATTTTGTAATTCTTCTAAATATTCTTTTTGTTCTTTTAATGCCTTTTCATTTTGT